CCCGCCTGACCTGCATTTATTTGATTGAGTTGATTGTTATATTGTTGTTGAGGTAGCCCTAATTGAGCCATCTGTCTTGCTATGTTCTTATTCTGAATAAATTCATCGGGAATTTGATACTGCGGAGTTTTTAAATTCTTTTTAATTTCATTTGCCTCAGACTCCTGATGTAGCCCTTGATAAATACTAAAACCTGTCCCGACTGCGGCGACCCCGATAGCTAAAGCTGACATTATATAAAAACCCCTTCGTTAAAATTGTACAATAATGGATTGTAATATTCCTGAATAATATCTGACATAACTAAGTCAAATATAAGTTGTTGTTCGGGTTTTTCCAAATCATTAAACCCCTCTTTTATTCTATTTGTTTTATGGAACGTTGTCCATCTGCAATCTTCATGTATATATAATACCCTACGCGTTCCCGGTAACGTTATTCCGTGATGTGGTGCTGTTACCAAATCCGTTTCATCTGTCAATGTATTATATACCGTAGCACATCCTTCAGATACTATAAATTGGTGTTCAACTTTATGTACCCTACTTGTGCAAAGCATCCCTTTAGGCATAAATAGTTCCCTTGAATATAGTCCGGGTGTGCCTCTTTCCGTTAACTCTCCAAACATTTGTGGTAGTGTAGCAATTACACTTTCTAACTCATTTACCGCCTGCCACTTTGTTCTTTTGTCACCCTTTTTTGTTATTTTATTTATTACCCTTTCAAGTTCCCCCATTACCTGTTACCAATAAATTTACGAGAATGTTTCATTGACATACTATATAGTTTAAGTATAGTTGACCCATCTACTGTTTGCATAGAAACAATAATGTAATTACCCCTTAAATTAGCCCCGTTTATAACATCTTCATTTTCGTCATTAAGTAACGATGCTGAATATACGTTATCGTTCTGATAAACCGTTACAGTTGTTACACCGTCCGTGTAGCAAGCCTTTATAAAGTCTGTATCAATTAATGTTGTTTGTTGACCCGTAGATGACACAATACCACCTTGTGTTGAGGTAAGTAGCATATTCGCTTGATACGACAACACATCAAAAGAGTTTACTATCTCTGAATTTTTATTAAAGACAGCCGCAATAATACTTTGGTACGATGTTCCATAAAAGTTATTGGTGCTGTTAGTACCGTTCTCATGGAAATATAACTGTCCGTTGTATGCCGTTATTGTATTTTCATAAAGTGACCATCCCCAATCGGGATAAAAAGTCCTAAAACTTGACCACTTTTTATTTATTGCTGAATAAGCTATTGTTGTTCCTATCGCATTTGTAATATCCTGAACGCTAAAACCTGTTATCGTACAGTTACCGTTTGAGTAAAATGTAAGATTACCATTTGATGTTGGAGTCACCGTGTCAACAACAATAGCTGTACCCGTTTGAGATACGCCCGTCGCGCCCGGAACTTGTAGCTGTACGTATCCCGAACTGATAGAGACTACTACCCATGCGACTTGATAGGTATGCCCTGCTTTTAAGGAGTATTGAGTAAGCGTTATAGCCCCACTTTGGCAAGACGAGTGTGTTCCAAACGAGCCATCCACAGACCATCCGGTATAGTTAGCTTGTGTAACTAAATTAACCGTTATTGGTGTATTCTCGACTGCGGTAAATTGCGCCATATCTTACTTATTATCAATTAGTTAAGCGAAATCTTGTAAATCTATAACAGTTATTGAACCTGAACTAATTACTACCCCTGTAAAGTTTGCTGTAAAGCCACTACCACCACTTTGCTCTGTTTTGCCCGTACAGTTCACATACCTTGTGCCACCTGACCCTGTTTTTACCTGTACTGTATATGTTCCCGGTGCTACGCTATATGATTGATAACCACCCGGATTTATATTACCCCAAACTAATACCGTTGCGCCTATACTACCGCCAACCATCAACACGCTTGAGCTATTGTTATAGATATTCACGTTATAGGCCGGAGTGCTTGCTTGTGTCGTTACAGAAAATGTACCGCTTGTACTTCCTATTGTCAATACCGCATTGGTAAGGGTGCTGTTACTGCCCGAACTTGTCTGCTTAACAGTAATTACATCCCCTGCGTTTGTTGTTCCGGCTGAACTTGTATAAGCACCACCGTTTATTGAGTACGTACCCCCCGTAATGCTTATTGCTACGGGAATTGTCGGCCCTGCTACCAAAATAGAGTTAGAAATATACGCTGTTGAAAGCAAAGCATTTGTAATAGGTAGGAACGAGAACGGATTTACCGTTGTTACCCCTGCTGTCCATGCTAAACAGTTGTTTACCGTTACATTGCCTGTACCCGGATTGAAAATAAAAGTTGCTGAATCACTACCCACATAATTAGTACTTGGTGTATAAGTTACAATACCTGTAGATGAATTATAGCTTGCTGTACAATGCGCACCGTTATTTGTGGTATTTACCTCGCTTGGGGTAATACTATAACTATTAAAAGCGTTCCAGTTGGCTGAACTAAAGGGGAACTGTAAGATAACACCGCTTTGCGACTGAATACATAAGGTCAATTCTTCGTAAAACTCATTATAGTATAAGAATATTCCCAATCCCTGCTGTACTGCTGATTGAATGATACTCTTAAAGTATTTAGACATTTTACCCGATATGCTTCGTATCCCCGCCTCAACATCTATTTCAAAAGGTTCTGAATATTGTGGTGAAATAAAATACGCCCGATCGAACCTTGTGCAGAACGCCTTTAACGTCCCTATACCAATGCTTTCACTTGCATACCTGCCGTTATTCAATAACGCCTCTGATATACTCTCTTGGGTTTCTGTATTGTTTAATTGGGTGTACGCAACGTTTACAGGGCAATAAAATACGTTTAGTTCTTGAACTATAACAAGGATATTACCCCGTTGCCACATAATCTGAATACCGCCTTGTGCCGATGATGTTTGACCATTACCCTCACCATATATTGTAGACGGATAAAACCTGTTTAACCCATTGTTCTTAGACCCCAATATATAGTTTTGGCTTGTAATGATACTTGCAGCTTGTGTTGTCTGTTCAAGTTCATCGTAATACGTCCTTGTCCTACCTTGTGACCAATACGTTGACGGGTAAAAATCGGAGTAATTTAAGTCCGTTGCTATTGTTTGTATAGGTGGGTTGGTGAAAGGTAAGATACCATCAGGGAATTGCCTTGTCTTATAATATACTCCACCATCTGTTATTATCCCGTTTAATACGGTATGTAGCCCGTTGGTTATTGGGAATCGTTGTCCTATCTCATACCAAACTGTTGTACTTTGGCTTGATGTTTGGCTTGTCTGATTTTGCAGGGCAGGGGAGTAAAGACGTAGAAATATGTTCCTTACATCTATTTGATTACCATTGTAATAAATGTGACCACCCGAAACGCTTAATGCTGCGCTATTTTCAACCTTAACAATGTAATTTCCGGCATCATATCCCAATACAGCAAGGTCAATACAAGGATTATTGAAGTAATTAGTGCCATTTGTTACCAAAGCGGTAACGCTAATACTCCATCCTGACCCTGTACCACCAATTAAAGTATTAGCGCAAGTTAATGTATCCCCTACAACATATCCCGTTCCCGGATTGGTAATCACTATCCCCGTTACTGCACCGCCCGATATGGTTATTGTCGCCTGTGCGCCTGTTCCTGTACCACCTGTAAGGTTAACATTATTATAAGTGCCATTTGTGTAGCTTGACCCGCCCGTGGTAGTATAGGTCGCTATTGCCCCCACGTTACCTATCCAATAATGTAGTGTACACCTGTCACCCGGACTATAATCATACGCCAACAAAGCATTAACACCCTCTTGTTGGTAGGTTGTATCATAAAGGCGCAATGCGTTTAATGAGAAAGCAAGAAAGCTATTATTAGTTAAATTACCAAAGTCTTTAGGAATAACATCATAACTAAGTGAATTATCTACAATATAGTCACCTGTATTATACGTGTCATTTGTTCCCAAATTGGTATAGTGCGCTGTGTTTATTGGCGCACAACCCTCTGTTATTTGATAGGTGTCACCTCCATTACCTGAATTTACCGCTAATGTCGGGGTATTAGTTAATGCGTTCCACGTCCCTTTAAAAATAAGTAAGGTAGCAATAGTGTCTACTATTTTATTCACCTGTGGGGCTGTAATAAGCCATTGGTAGTCTACTGCACCTGCCGGGGCTGCCGGGGTATTTATCGTCCAATTTATCTCAATAGCGTTACCGTTTACCTGTGCATAACTTGGTGATGTCCATTGGTATGTTTTATCCGTTGATAATGGTAAAAAACGCCCTTTATAATCCCTGTACGACAAAGCTAATTGGCCCTGTGAGTTATCGGGGATTGATGGTATTGAATTTGTTGTTGTTGCGCCTGAAAAGTATAATTGCACACCAAAGTTTAACCCACTTTGATACGATATACCTATAAATGTTACTGTGTAAACACCGCTATTATTTACGTATGACGCACTTGGCAAATAGCTTACTAAAGTAGCAACAACCGCAGCTAAGTTCCCTGTTTGTGAACCCGGAACAACATAACTATAATCCCTTGTGTTTGTAGAATCCCGTATATCAGCCGTTACAATAACTATTTTATCATTTGTATTAGGGCTACCACTTAATGTAAAATACATTATCCTTTGGTGAGATCCTGCACCACTACCACTTGACCCTAAAAACTTATTGGTCATTGTAATCGGATTTGCCGGGGCTGTAGCAACAGGAATGGATATATTCGGATTATATCCCGCAGCACTTATGGTTACGCTTGTATCGGGTCTTGGATATAGTGTCTGCCAATCAGCAAGCCCTATGATGTTTCCGTTGATTAAAGCACCTGAATTTGCAGGCCATATATAATCGTAGTTTAACGCTGTTTCTTCTGTTGCAACAGGGATATTTATCGTGTTATTATAGAAAGCAAAGGAATACGTATTATTGGCTGAATTATACGCCTCATACACTTCCGTAGCAACATTCACACTTGAATTGGGCAAAGCAAGGATATAAGCCCTTGTAACCGATTTTATAGTGTAAAATATGTTATTACCAAAACGGCACGCTATATTGACAATATTAGCCCTTGCCGACCCGATATTTACCGTTACTATCAGATAGTTATTTTGGCTTACATTAGCACCTAATGTTGGCGTGTTTTCTTGATATGGCGTTGCCCTGCTACTCCATGTACTCCATGCTGAATAGTTGTAGTCCGTATTTACGTACTGGACTGAAAATTGCGCTAAGTTAGAATAAAGGAAATTTGACGGTGTTCCCGCATCGCTACCGAATTGCCACGTTGGGGGAATCATACATTGTGGCTTTAACAGCGACAAATCTTCCCATAAAACCGTTCCGTAGCCACCCGATGCAAGGGTATTTAAATTAGTGTAACCTACTTCAAGCCCTTTAGCCCACCATACCAAATAGGTTTTATTGACAAGTATCGCTGTTACGGGTTGTTGGGGGTTTAATGGTAAAAGTGTAGCACCGCCACTATCCGTTACGTCCGTATATATTACTTTGTATGTTTGTGTGGATGTTGAATATAAAAGTATCTGACAGTTACCCGCAGAATTGAATCTAAAGCCCACTATCTGCCCTGTATCGTCGAATTTACCGCCACCTATAACATCATTCACCCCCGGCAATAAAGAGCCTGAAAGGGCTATATTTGACTCTATATTCGTTATATAGCCTTCTTCCCCTAATGCCGTTCCTGTATTACGGATATTAACGCCATTAATGTAATCATTGGGGTCAACAGCTTCGGGTGCGGAGTCTTGGTCTAACCCGCCTTGATAAAATAACTTGTTTTCATCATTAAGACCCATTACGCTTTGGCTGTTAATTTAATATTCTTTCTAAACTCTGTTTGCATTTCGTTGATGTTGGCGTGGTTTATCCTTGCCTTAGCCATCCTTGACTGCAATACATACTGCTGTTGTGCGTATTGAACGTCCCCTCTACCCCAACGTTTAGGTGTATCTACTCTATCCATCCAACGTATCCACCATTGCATAGCATCTACGGCACGTATATCTACCATATAATCGTTGCAATTAATATCGAACCCATCTGATAGGTATTCGAGCATAATTGTCGTATATGGGTAATTAGGGGCTATTAGAAAGCATTGGTTAATCTCATCAATCGTAAACCAACCAAACTCTTGTGAACCGCCACCAAGTCCGTATAGGTGAACATAACCACAATCCCCCCAAACGTAATTCATCCAATAAAAAGGAAAACCCTGTGGGTTCTCAAATCCCCCAACAATACCTGTCGGTACTTTTGGAACGGGAATTATTTGCTCTTGTGACGCTAAATATTGTTGCTTTAACTTTGAAAGTTGCTCATTATGTTTAATAGGTACTGCCTCGCCCTGATTATTGATAACGCCAAGCATGGAATACTGTAAGTAGTCTTTTGGGAAAGGAACAACACCACTCGTGGGAACATCTAATAGAACACTACGAAACTGGCCGTAAATATCCATATTAAACTTCCTTGCGCCCCTTACACCAATACGATATAGTCTTCTGAAATAGTGTTCAGACCTATCCATGCTGTCGATAAGTTCAGCAACCACCTGCGATAGACTTATTTTTGAACTCATTGTTCGCCCTCCGCTTCTATTTTAGGTGATTTAACTTTATAGTGGATTTGCAGTTCTTCTAATATCTCTGTTCGTATAATATCTTCCAAATCTTTGGGTATATTCAACGTGGCGTTCATAATATTTGTCCCACTTATTACGCCAATCATTTTAACATTCACCGTAGCGTTTATAATAGCGGGTAATAGCCTGAAAACAATATTGCCGTTCTCTATTTTGTACATTATCATCTTTTGTGGCAAAGGGGGTAATAAACTTTCTACAAAGTCGTCCTTTTGCTGCAAGGGGATAACGTGCATATTGTATGATGGAGTAAAGCTAACTTGTACTATTT